GTAACAGTGATAGAGGTTGCAGATGCAAAAGCAGTAACTAGATAAGATACAGTGTGACCTGTAGCTTTAAGGTATCCACCAACCATAGCGGCAGTGAAAGTAGTACCTGTACCTGTTACAACACCAGTAGTAGCTGCAATAGATACAGTACCAGTAGTGTATGAAGTACCAACTACGTTAGCAGTTTGGTCAGCAGCAGCTGATTGACCAACATTTTTTGCCATGTAAGCAAGAACGTCAGTATCAATAAGTTCAGACATGTTGTCTTTAACTTCACCAGCATATGAAGTGATAGCTCTTCAGATGTAGGGTTAAGATCTTGTTTAACAAGAACTTGACCTTTAGTGTAATTAGAAAGAGAAACACGAGCAGCAGTACGAACACGAACTCGGTCGCCAGCTTCTTTTATTTCACCGTCGTAATCAGTATTTGTGATACTTTTATATAGAGTATCGTTATAAAGCAATTCAACCAATTTAAGTGAAAACTTTATTGGAGTGAACGCAGCAAGATTATTTGCCATAGTAAATTATTTTTAAAAAATTAAGTAAGTAATGAAGTATAAAAAAGTAGATACTTACCTAACAGGGGGTTTAATCCCTAGAGCTTCCCAGATTCAAGGTCTGCATGATATTCCTTAGCATGTTTAGCAAATTCAGCAGGATTTGATTCCGCCATTCTTTGCCAATCTTCTATAGATCTTGTGGATTTTGCGACTCTGTCGCCACCAGTTGATCTCTCTAAGTCAACACGCTCTTGTCTGGTTCTCTCATCTTCAGCACCCATCAAACGAGCTTTGTCGAAAAGATAAATCTTAGCTACATCGTCCAGTATTGAATCAATATTCTCTGGAACATTATTAGCGTTGAAATATTTTTGTTTGAACTCTTCTTTAGAGTTAGCAAGTTCAGGGTATTTAGAAGTCACTGAATCAAATGCTCCATTCCATTTACTTTCATTAAACTGCTTTCTAGCAAAGGCGATAGCTGGATCTTTATAGATTTCATCTTTCGCTTTACCTGTGATAGCGTTTGTGTATGCAAGTAGGTTGGCTTGTGCATCTGCATCTAGGTCTTCAAAGCCTGGATATAGGTTTTCTACTGTTTGAGGATTCCCAACTGATTCCTCCGCCTGTAGCTTTTTAAGTTCTTCGTTTTCATGATATAAACGCTGAGCTTCCTTAGCTGATTCTGCAAATTTTACTTTGTAGTCAATTTCAGGTTCGGCATCCTGATTGGTTTGAATAGTTGTCTCTATTTGATCGACTTGTTCTGGGTTTGCACCTTGTTGTACGTCCTGAATGTCTTTATCGAAATTGTCTATTGACATGATCTTTTTTCTCTCCCGTCCTATCCCTAGGGTTTGGGTTGATTATTAAAAAGTCTCAAGTTTTTAACGAGGTGCTTGATAGCCCTCCGATTATTATTTTTCTAACATCTGCTTGATAGCAGCTTCCGTCATCTGTTTTTCAACAAAAGGTGATGCCAGAAAGTCTAATTTCATTTTTAAAAATATATCTTCTCTTGTTTTAAGAGACGCGGTAGAAAGTTTGTTGATAGTCTCACTTTTTTCAATAGATAGAAATTGATTTACATCTTCGTCTGTTAGCTTTCTTCCTGAAAGAGCAGACTCCCAATCTTTGTAAGTTCTTTGTTCTTCTAGTGTAAGTTCTGAATAATTACTTACGCCTACTTTTTTTAGAAAATCTCCTAGTATACTCATAATTAAACTCCCATTGGATTAAGTGCTTTCGCGTTAGTATCTTTTGTACTGTCTTGGGGATTGTTAACCATTGAAGGTGCATCCTGCATAGCATTGAGTGGTGCAGGTGAGCTCTCTTCCATTTGCATGACAGTAGCCACTTCTTCAGGACTCCAACCCATAAGCTCTATTTCTTTTCTTTTAGCAATCTTGATTGCTTCAGGATTGTTAGCAAAAGAGTTTTTGATGTATTGAATCTTTTTGAGGTCAAAGTCGGAAGCATCATTTTGTTCTGCTGCTGTTACAACCTGACATTCATATCCAATAGGATTCTTCCAGTCACTAGGCATAATTTCTTTAGAGAAATATTTACCATTACCACCTTTTTTAAAGAGAGTGATAGAACCTCGTGAGTTTTCTTTCAATAGTTCATAAAAGATAATCCCTGACTCTTTCCATGCTCGTCTGTAGTTTTTAGAAACAACCTGATTACGGCCTTGTGATTGCTTGAAAGACATTTGTGTCTGTCCAAGAGTTGCATTAGCTTCAACTTCTCCACGTTCTGTGGGTGTTTGAGCAAGAGAAGACTGAATAAGGTCTTTAAGCCATGAGATTTGCTGTGAGGTATCACCTAGAGGGTTGATAGTCATTTGTTGAACTATCTCTCTTGGATCTCCGGGAACTCCATACATTCCAAATGGTTTTGGATCAAAAGCCCGTGGTTGAAATGTTCCATTAAGAGTATTAAAGAAGTACATTCCAAAGTTACGATAAGTACGGTTCTCTAAGTCTTGAGAGATGTACATGTTTGTAATCTTGTTAAAGGTACGAACATTATCAGCGATACCATCAGACCAAATATCATTGATATCAGGGTCTGATGCCCAAGTAACAATAGGGAGCATTGAGATACCGATAGCTTCTTTAAGAGGTTTGTTAGAAAGGACAACATTATCAGTAGCAATAGTTATAAGATGTCTTACAAAACGATTTTCTTCTTTGTTCCAGACCATTTTGTAGTCTTCATTGATTTCAATAAGAATATCGCCCGAAATAAAGTCATCATAATTCTGTACACCCAGAGATTGCAAACGAGCTATTTTTGATTCATAACTTTCTTGGTCTCCTTTAGCCTTCAAAATACCTTTTTTTGACTCAAGAAATTGTTTTAGTTGATTTTTTCCTTCAGCTGTATAGTTTTTGTTTGCTAAAATCTGTCTTAAGGAACGAAAGATATGTGTGTGAATAACATAGTCAGCACTATTCAGGTCTAAAACATTAACTCTTGGGTCAATTTCTATATCATATGGATCTAAAACATCACAAAAAATTTCATTCTTTGCAAAACCCCATTTTTTAAATGAGCGCCCTTGCAAGCCGACAACTTTTTTATCAATATTGTCTATGATATCTAGTCCAAGCCTGTCATAATAGTATGACCAAAGTTCATTAAGAATAATTTCACCAGTTTTATCAATATCAGATTGACCACGAGTTTCAAACTTCATCAAAGGAGCTTCGTCTATTTTAGAAATCCAAGTTTGAATAGTATCTCTAATGATAGGGACATTGATAGGCTGTCTTTGGGTCAGTCTATTTGTGATAACTTTATCTCGATAGAGAAGATAGTTTTCGTTCCATTGATTGAAACGTCTTTCTTTAAAATCTTGTGAGGCTTTCTTATCTGCTAGGTGCTGGGCTATAATCGTGGCGGTATCTTGCATAGTTATTGTACACATTATAACACATTACTTGACAAGTGTCAATAAATATGTTGTAGTTTAATAACCAAAATCAGGGTACATAGGTTGTACACCTTCTGTTTGATAACTCCTTGTATAATTGTTTACTTGTATAGGGTTCTGTGGGAGTTGCCATACAGCTAAAGCTAAAGACATTATTCGGTCATCATGCTTATTATCTGGTACTTGCACTGTTACATTGCCACTAGGGGTAAGTTCATATTGAGCAGAGCGAAGTTCGTCTAGGAGCTCTTCATCATCTGGAATCTTAATCTTGTCTTGCTCTAAAAGCATTTGAAGGTTTTTAAGAAGGTCCATTCGAGAACGAACATTAAATCTAAAAGGTTCTATGTTCATTCCTTTGGCATAAAGATCATCATAGACAGGTTCACCTACACCTGTTGAGTCAATTATTATTTTACCTCGATTGTGTTTGATATAAGCAAGTTCAATCTTAGCTTTTTGTAGGTTGTAATCCATTTGATTAAAACTATCCTGCTTTATAAGGTGAAAATCATTTAAGTTAAAAGGGGAGATGACAGTAAAGTCATTGTATTTAGCAAGGTCTACACCTATTTGATACATTGCCAAATCTTTAGGTTGATATTCTTCTACTTTGTAGGTATTTTCAGTAATTCTTTTAAAGAATCCAGTACCTCCTTCAATAAACTTACAGTAATACTCTTGATAGAATATATCTATAGGCATTCCTATCTTTTGCTCTTCAAGAACCTCTTCTGACAGAGCCTTTGTATCTTCAACTGTTAAAACTTGAGTAAACCAAAACTTGTTTTTTTGTGCTGTTTTAAGCATGTCATAGGCATGGTTCATCCCTCGGGGTGTCATAATAAAGACAGCCCAACCATCATTTTCAGCTAAAATAGGGGAAATAAAGTTCCAAACCTCTTCTTTCATAAGAGAGTATTCACTAAAGACCACCCCAATAGTTCCAACAATACGGTCAATGTTATCTGCTCCGACCATCTGCAAAATAGATCCATTAACAAGTTCAACAATCATATCTGCTTGGTTGATAGTTTTGACTATCTCTTTAGGGAAGTGATCAAGAAAACGAAATCCTGTTTTATCAGCTCCTGTCCAAATAACTTTTTTTGCTTGAGAATATGTAGGCAAGAAGTAATAGTAAGTACCTACGCGCTCCATCATTTTCTTAGGCAGGTTTGCAAAGATTGTTTTATCTTTTCCTGAGCGTCTATGAGCTACCCACAACAGTCGTTTAACACCTGAATCCCATGCTTTGAGAATAGGGAGTTGGTAGTGACGTGGAGAGTATTTGTGAGGAAGAGTTATTTCTGACATGATCGTAGTTCGGCAAGGGTATTGACTTCATAGATTGATTTGTTTTTAATGAAATCTTTTCTATTCTCTATCATGAAACAAAAGTATAAGTTTTTAGCAAAACCTAAAACAGTATCACTTTTTACTTCAATAGGTATTACTCCAAATTCTTTTAGATTTAAGGTTATTTCTGCCATACTACCTCAGCAAATTTACTTATAATCTCCATATGTGTGTCTCCATGCACCCATCCACACCCGTTTTTGTATTTAAAAAAAGATTCTGGGGTGAGGGTTTTAGTGACACATGATGCAAAAAATCTATGCTTCTGCTGGTCAGTAGGATAATTTTTAGTACTGTTGATTGTTATCTTAAATTGTTTAAGCCTCATCTATTTCTTCTCCTGTTATATCTATTACCTCCACTTGTTTAGGTTGTTCAATTAGTTGGTCAGTTGCCATGTCTGCATAATTAACAGCTTTTATGTTCACTTGACCTGAAACTTTCTGGTCAACAGTGGACTTAGTAGAATATCCTTCATCTTTACCAAGTGTAGTGGCCATCATTTTTGAAATGTCAGCAACTAGCTTGGCTTTATCTATATCAATACCTGTTATTTCTCCTGTTACTTCATCTAGTTTAGAGTAGTCAATGTCTAGAATTCTATCTAAGTTACGCTCTGCTTTTGAAAGCATATCTTTACGCTTAAGTTTAATAAACTTTTCTTTAAACCAAAGTTGATTAGTAATATTAGCGGCAGTGGTTTCAGAATACCCAGCTTGTCTAGCTGATTCGGCTGCATTTTGTTCTCCATTTATCCATCCTTTTAAAAATATTTCCCAACAAATAGCTTGTCTTGGATCAGGGTTGTTTTTACTTGCTTTATATGGGTTCTCTGGAGCGTATGGTTTTCCATTTACACGTACACGCGTATCAACATCTCCTTCCTTTTTCTGTTTAGGAACGTAATCTTCAGGTTGCACTTTACGAACTGGATTCTTGGCTCTCGATGGTCTCTTGTAGTCCTCCTTCTTTATTAGGTTCGGTATCTGATCCCTCGGTATTCTGTGTATTGGTACTTTGTTCATCTTTCTTTATAAAAACTTCTACTGCATCTGCAATAATCTTACTTTCTGCTAACTCAAATGCACCTCGCTTATTAGCGATAGTGACTGATTGTATTAAAATCTCTAGTGCTTTCTTAG